ATCGAGCATTTTGGCAACGCAGATGCCGTGCCGCAGCCGCCGAAGCGGTGCTTAAGCCGTAAGGCGGGAATTGTGCGGTGTTGCCTTAATACCAAAAATACCCGTACAGCTTTCAGGCTGTACGGGTATTTGCATTTTATTGGTGATTCAGCAGTGTTAAGCCCTAAATCGCTTAGAAAGCAACCTTCTTGGCAATGTATTCTTTCAGCTCGCTGATGGGCATACGGATCTGCTCCATGGTGTCGCGGTCACGCACGGTCACGCAGTTATCGGCTTCCACCTTGTCATCGCCGACAGTCTGGAAGTCCACGGTGATGCACAGCGGGGTGCCGATCTCATCCTGGCGGCGGTAACGCTTGCCGATGGAACCGGCATCGTCGTAATCCACCATAAAGTCCTTGGCCAGCTCGTTGCGGATCTCCATGGCCTTATCGCCCAGCTTTTTGGACAGAGGCAGCACAGCGCACTTGAACGGTGCCAGGAACGGATGCAGGTGCAGCACGGTGCGCACATCCTCCTTGCCCTTGGAGTCGGTCAGATGCTCTTCATCATAAGCTTCGCACAGGAAAGCCAGTGCCACACGGTCACAGCCCAGGGAAGGCTCAATGACATAAGGAATGTAATGCTCGTTGGTTTCGGGGTCAAAATATTCCAGGCTCTTGCCGGATGCTTCCTGATGGCGGCCCAGATCGTAATTGGTACGGTCTGCAATGCCCCACAGCTCGCCCCAGTCGGTGAACGGGAAAGCGTACTCGATATCGGTGGTGGCGCGGCTGTAGAAAGCCAGCTCGGCAGGCTCATGGTCGCGCAGGCGCAGGTTTTCCTTGTTGATGCCCAAGGACAGCAGCCACTTTTCGCAGTAATCTTTCCAGTAGGCGAACCAATCCAGGTCGGTGCCCGGCTTGCAGAAGAACTCGCATTCCATCTGTTCGAACTCGCGGGTACGGAAGGTGAAGTTGCCCGGCGTGATCTCATTGCGGAACGCCTTGCCCACCTGGCAGACGCCAAACGGCAGCTTGCGGCGGGTGGTACGCTGGATGTTGGCAAAGTTGACGAAAATGCCCTGTGCGGTTTCGGGGCGCAGATAGCAGGTAGAGGAAGAATCCTCGGTTACGCCGATGGCCGTTTTGAACATCAGGTTAAACTTGCGGATGGGGGTAAAGTCATGCTTGCCGCACACAGGGCAGACAACTTCAGGATGGGTGGCAATAAATTCATCCATCTGGTCAAAGGTCATGCCGTCCACATCCACGTTCTGGCCCTGCTCGCAGTCGGCAATCAGCTTGTCCGCACGGTTGCGGCTCTTGCAGGCGCGGCAGTCCACCAGCGGGTCACTGAAGTTGCCCACATGGCCGGTGGTGACCCAGGTCTGCGGGTTCATCAGGATAGCGGCATCCAGGCCGACGTTGTAGGGGCTTTCCTGCACAAACTTTTTCATCCATGCTTTTTTGACGTTGTTTTTGAACTCAACGCCCAGGGGGCCATAGTCCCAGCTGTTGGCAAGGCCGCCGTAAATTTCGCTGCCAGGGTAGATGAAACCACGGTTTTTGCACAGGTTGACGATCATGTCCAGGGTCTTTTCGCTGTTCTTCATTTTCTAACTCCTTCCGCATGGCTGGCTGCCACACAAAGCGATTTAACCGGCGCACGGTGCGCCGTCAGGCCTTTATTATAGCACGGGCCGCGGGCAGTGGCAACACTGCCGCCAAAAAAGCCGGAACAAATTTGGCACAACTGCTGAATTATGGCAATACCGCATAATTCTAAGTGCCGATACGGCGAGCGAGGTGCGGCAGCTGCTAAGTCAAAAGCGCAGATAATACTTTGTGTATTATCGAGCATTTTGGCAACGCAGATGCCGTGCCGCAGCCGCCGGAGCGGTGCTTAAGCCGCAAGGCGGGAATTGTGCGGTGTTGCCTTATATCAATGCTCTCTGCACGTCACAAAATTTCAGCCGCAATCTGCCTGGCCAGCTGCAGCACCATTTTGCGGTCCCGCAGCGCGGGGTCCGCTGCAATCAGGCGCTGCAATTCTTCCCGCACGCGGGGGATTTTGCGCGCTGGAATGCCAATGCGGGCCATTTCTTCCACACTGATGGGCAGCACGATGCTGCTGTCCGCCTTGCCGCGGAACGGCTGCGGGTTAGTGCCCCAAACAAAAAGGTGATGTTTCATTGGGTACCTCCTGGATGCCTTTGGGCTGACATTTTTGGTTATTATAGCAGAAATTTTCAAAAAAGTGTTTATTTTGCAGCGAAAAACCTTTATAATATAAAAATCATAGCGCCATGCGCCAAACGAACTGATTGCCAGGCTGGCAGCTGCGGCTGCGCCTGATTTTTTTGAGGTGAAACTTATGTCTTTTATCGACAGCTATAATCCCCATTTGCTTGATGGTGTGCAGCATGTGCATTTTATCGGCTGCGGCGGTTCCGGAACCTATCCCCTGATCCAGATCCTGCACAGCCGCGGGCTGACCATTTCCGGCAGCGATGTGGAAGAAACCAAGATCACCAAGGCCGAGCGCGCCATGGGCGTGACAGTATATCTGGAGCATGACGCCGCCCATTTGGGCGATGCCCAGCTGGTGGTTTACAGCGCCGCCATCCATGATGAAAACCCTGAGCTGAAAGCTGCCCGCGCCCGCGGCATTCCCGCCGTGGAGCGCAGCGTGATGCTGGGTTATGTCAGCCGCATGTATTCCCACAGCGTCTGCGTTTCCGGCACCCACGGCAAAACCACCACCACCGGCATGATCACGACCATGCTGGAACTGGCCGGCAAAGACCCCGCCGCCGTAATCGGCGGCAAGCTGCCACTGATCGGCGGTTACGGCAAAGCTGGCCACGGCGATGACGTTGTGATCGAAGCCTGCGAATACAGTGAGACCTTCCTGCATCTGACCCCGTTTATGGGCGTTATTTTGAACATTGATAACGATCACCTGGAGTATTACGGCACAATGGGCCGCCTGAAGATGGCGTTCCAGAAGTTTGCCCTGCTTTCCCGCACGGTCGTGTTCAACATGGACGACCGCAACACGGTGGATGTGGTCAACTCCATTGACCGCCCGGTGTTCTCTTTCGGCATCAATGAGGAAGCCCGCTTCCGCGCAGTGAACATTCAGGAATACCGCCCCGGTTTCTATGAATTTGACGTTCTGGAGCTGGGCGAGCAGTTTGCCCACATCAAGCTGGGTGTTCCGGGCTACCACAACATTTACAATGCGCTGGCCATGTGCTGCTGCGCGCGCCCGCTGGGCCTGCAGCCCGCCGATGCCGAGCGCGCTGCGGCAGAGTTTCACGGCACCGGCCGCCGGTTTGAGATTAAGGGCGAATGCAACGGTGCCCCCGTGGTAGATGATTATGCCCACCACCCCACCGAGCTTGCCGCCACCATGGCAACCGCCAAAAAGATGGGCTACAAGCGCATTATCGCTGTGCACCAGCCGTTCACCTACAGCCGCACCAAGGCCCTGATGGATGACTTTGCTGCCGTGCTGCGCCAGGCCGACCAGTGCGTGCTGCTGCCGATCATGGGCAGCCGCGAGGTTGACGACGGCAGTGTGAAGAGCGAGGACCTGGCTGCCAAGATTCCCGGCAGCATTGTGGTTGACGGGCTGGAAAGCGCTGCCAACTGGGTCAAGCAGAACGCCCGCGAAGGCGACCTTGTGGTTTGCATGAGCTGCGGCGATCTGTACAAAGCCTGTGATATGATGGTGGGCAAGGCGTAAAATTTATGCTGCGTCACCATGCCGTTATCGCTATATAGACGCTATTATCCCATAAAATAATAATATCTGCCTGTTTTCCCGGTATGATGCGGGGAAGCGGGCAGATTTTTTGTTGGTGTATTCCGTTTTTATTTTTGGATTGTATTTAAGGCAACACCGCATAATTCCCGCCTTACGGCTTAAGCACCGCTCCGGCGGCTGCGGCACGGCATCTGCGTTGCCAAAATGCTCGATAATACACAAAGTATTATCTGCGCTTTTGGCTTAGCAGCTGCCGCACCTCGCTCGCCGTATCGGCACTTAGAATTATGCGGTATTGCCTTAAGGCGTTTTTCTTCGTGTTTTGGTTTCCAATATTTGCAGCGTTCCGGAACGGTCAAGACCGTTCCCTACAGAATGTTTTGGGGCGCATTGCTAACTTGCAAAATATCCGTAGGGCGCTGCGCCCGCAGGCGCGTTTCGGAGGCCAACCGCCCTAAACCCCATTTGTAGGGGCCGATGCTCGCCATCGGCCCGCCGGGCTGCCTGCACTGCTCCCTGTCCACTACCCACTCTCCACTCTCTCACGATGCGCACGCCGCCACATCCCCCATTGTCAGGGTAATGTGTCCGTCCGGAGCGGCATCCGCCACAAACAACACGCCGGGGCGGGCGGTACCGGCGGCAATGCGGTCGGCCAGGGCCTGCTCCACGGCGCGGCTCACCTTGCGGCGCAGCTCCCGCGCACCATAGGCGGGTACGGTATCACCTGCCAGCGCCGCGGCAGCCGCCGGGGTATGGCGCAGGGTGTAGCCCTGGCGGGCGGCGCGTTCTTCCAGCTCGCAGAGCAGGCGATCCGCGATCGCGGCCAGCTGGGCGGGGCCAAGCGGGTCGAACAGCACCACATCGTCCAGGCGGCCCATCAGCTCCGGGCGGAAATAATCTTTGGCTTCCTGTAATGCCTTTTTGCCGCGGCGGGCGGTTTCTTCGGCGGCAGCGCCGAAGCCCAGCGGGCTGGCCTGCCCCGCCAGGCAGCGCGCCCCCAGGTTGGAGGTGAGCAGAATAATCGTGTTGGAAAAATCCGCCTTGCGCCCCTGGGCATCGGTCAGGGTGCCATCTTCCAAAATCTGCAGCAGAATATTCTGGATATCGCTGTGGGCCTTTTCAATTTCATCAAACAGCACCACGCTGTAGGGGCGGCGGCGCACGGCTTCGGTCAGCTGGCCGCCCTCATCGTGCCCCACATAGCCCGGCGGTGCGCCGATCAGCCGTGCCACCGTGTGCTGCTCCATATATTCGCTCATATCAAACCGCAGCAGGGCTTTTTCGCTGCCAAACCAGCTTTGGGCCAGGGTACGGGCCAGTTGGGTTTTGCCTACGCCGGTGGGACCCAAAAACAGCATTGCGCCAATGGGGCGGCCAGCTTCCCGCAGGCCGGTGCGGCTGCGCCGGATAGCCGCCGCCACGGCATGCACCGCGCGCGGCTGACCAATCACCTGCGCGGCAAGGCGGGCTTCCAGCTGGTCCAAGCGCACACGCTCCGCCTCCCCTACCCGCTCGGCGGGCACGCCGCTGGCCTTGCCCACCACCTTGGCAATTTCCGCCGAGGTCAGCACCGGCATTTTGCTGCCTGGCAGCATGGATTGCTCCCCGCCTGAAATCCGCAGCGCCGCGGCGGCTTCGTCCAACAGGTCAATGGCCTTGTCCGGCAGGTAGCGCCCCGGCAGGTAGCGCACGCTCAGCTCCACCGCGGCGCGGATCGCCTCCTGCGGGATGCGCACCCCGTGGTAGCGCTCATACCGGGGCATCAGGCCGGTTAAAATTTTTTCCGCCTGCTGTGGGGCCGGTTCCTCAATATTCACCATGCCAAAGCGGCGGTCAAGGGCGGAGTCCTTCTGGATGGTCTTGCGGTATTCCTCCGGTGTGGTCGCACCGATGAGCTGGATTTCCCCGCGGGCCAGCATCGGCTTTAAGATACTGGCCGCATCGATCGCGCCTTCCGCCGCACCGGCCCCGGCGATCACATGGATCTCGTCAATAAACAGAATGGTGGAACGGTCGCGGTAAAGCTCTTCCAGCAGATTTTTGAACCGCTCCTCAAAATCGCCGCGGTACTTGGTGCCCGCCACCATGGACGCCATATCCAGCGCCAGCACCCGCTTGCCCTTTAAGCTGGGCGTTACCTGCCCGGCGGCAATGCGCTGGGCCAGGGCTTCGGCCAGGGCGCTTTTGCCCACGCCCGGCTCCCCCAAAAGGCATGGGTTATTCTTTTGGCGGCGGCACAAAATTTCGATCATGCGTTCCAGCTCATCATCCCGGCAAAGTACGGGATCCAGCTGGCCTTCCTGCGCAAGGCGGGTCAGGTCACGGCCATATTTCTCACTGGGGCGGCTGCCGCGGGTACTGCTCATGCGGGGGCTGCTGGGCAAAACCAGCTGGCCGGAAAGCTGGCGGCATTCCCGCGCGGCGCGTGGAACTTCCAGCCCAAGGCCCGCCAGCCACACGCTGGCCGTGCAGGCGGTATCTTCCAGCATGGCACAGAGCAGGTGTTCGTTCTCCGCTTTGTTCACGCGGGCGGCATGGGCCCCCAGAACAGCGAATTCCAGCGCCTTGCGGCTTTCGGGCGCAAGGTCCCGGCCGCGCAGGTGCAGCGGGCGGCCCGTGCAGGCCCGCTGGGAGGCACAGGCCGAAAGTGCCGTTACTGTGATCTGTTTGCGGCGCAGAAACTCCACCGCAGTGCCCCGCCCGGTTTGCAGCATGGCAAGCAGCAGGTGCCCGGTATCCACCGCCGTACACCCCTGCCGGCCTGCGATGGTGATCGCGGTGGCGACGGTGCGCCGTGCGGCGCGGGTTAAACCTTTATGATAATAAAACATAGTGACCTCTGCCCTCCTACATGTTGCAGCGTTGCGGGTTACCCCACTGCAAGTATAGGCGGGCAGGGTGCAAATAATCATCGAAACCGGGCAAGGCACTGCCATCCGGCCTGTTTTTGTGGCTGGCCGCAAAAAATATTGGTTTCATTGGTTGTATTGCGTTTTTCAACTTGGCATTTAGACGCATCTGTTGTATGATTAAAAAGTATGCTCTGTTTTAGGGCAATACCGCATAATTCTAAGTGCCGATACGGCGAGCGAGGTGCGGCAGATGCTAGGCCAAAAGCGCAGATAATACTTTGTGTATTATCGAGTATTTTGGCAACGCAGATGCCGTGCCGCAGCTGCCGGAGCGGTGCTTAAGCCGCTAGGCGGGAATTGTGCGGTGTTGCCTTAGGCATATAATTTGATATTACAAAAAGGTTGGTGCGTTCATGCGGAACATGCTGCGGTTTTTGAAAGGATACGAGAAAGAATCCATCCTTGCCCCGCTGTTCAAAATGCTGGAAGCCTGCTTTGAGCTGTTGGTTCCCCTTGTGGTGGCCAACATCATTGATGTGGGCATCAAAAACGGGGATTTGGCTTATATTGGCAAGCAGTGCGGCTTGATGGTGCTGCTTGCGGTTGTGGGTATGGCATCCAGCCTGACGGCGCAGTATTTTGCCGCCAAGGCCGCGCTGGGCTATGGCACGGCGCTGCGCGGGGCACTGTTCCGCCACATTGATACCCTCTCTTACACGGAGCTGGACGGCATCGGCACGCCCACGCTGGTCACCCGCATCACCAGCGATGTGAACCAGCTGCAAAACGGCGTAAACATGACGCTGCGCCTTTTGCTGCGCTGCCCGTTTATTGTCATCGGCGCGCTGATTCTGGCGTTTGTCATCAGCCCCACCATGGGGTTCTGGTTCGTGCTGGTCACGCTGGCCATCTCGCTGGTGGTCTGGCTGATCATGCGGGTGACGGTGCCCCAGTACCGCGCCGCCCAGAATACGCTGGACAAAGTGACCCTGCTGACCCGCGAAAATTATGTGGGTGCCCGCGTGGTGCGCGCCTTTGCACGGCAGGATGACGAAATTGCGGATTTCACCGCCGTGAACGACAAACTGAAAACTTTCCAGCTGACCGCCGGGCGCATTTCCGCTTTGATGACCCCGCTGACCTATCTCATCGTCAACCTGGGCGTGATCGCCATCCTGATGCGCGGCGGGCTGCAGGTAAACAGCGGCGCGCTGACCCAGGGCGAGATCATTGCCCTAATCAACTATATGAACCAGATCCTTATCAACCTGCTGCGCATTGCCGATCTGGTGGTTTCTGTCACCCGCGCACTGGCCAGCGGCATCCGTGTTTCGGAGATTCTGAACACCAAATCCACGATGACCGACCCCGCCGCGGCCGCCCTTGCCCCGGCAGCGGGCGCCCCGGCCGTTGCGTTTGACCACGTGGGCTTTACCTACCACGGTGCCGGTGCCCCCAGCCTGACGGACATCAGCTTTGCCGCCCAGAACGGCCAGACCATCGGCGTGATCGGCGGCACGGGCAGCGGCAAATCCACCCTGATCAACCTGATTCCCCGCTTTTATGACTGCACCAGCGGCAGCGTTGAACTGTTTGGCCATGCCGTGCAGCAGTACGGCTTTGCCCAGCTGCGCCAGATGATCGGCATTGTGCCGCAGCGCGCCGTGCTGTTTACCGGCACCATCCGGGACAACATGCAATGGGCCTGCCCCGATGCCACCGATGAGCAGATCTGGCAAGCCCTGGAGATTGCCCAGGCGGCGGACTTTGTGCACGGCAAGCCCAAAGGGCTGGATGAACCGGTGGAGACCGCCGGGCGCAATTTCAGCGGCGGCCAGCGCCAGCGCCTGACCATTGCCCGCGCGCTGGTGCCTCACCCCCAGGTACTGATTTTGGACGACAGTTCCTCCGCCCTGGATTTTGCCACGGACGCTGCTTTGCGCAAAGCGCTGAAAGAGCAGACCCATGGCATGACGGTATTTATTGTTTCCCAGCGCGCTTCCGCTGTGCAGCGTGCGGACCGCATTCTGGTGCTGGATGACGGCAATCTGGTGGGCAGCGGCACCCATGCCAACCTGCTGAAAACCTGCAATGTTTACCGCGAGATCTGCCTGAGCCAGCTGAGCCGCGAGGAGGTGGAAAAGACCCTATGAGCAATGCAAAGAAAAAGCGTGTTTCCCTGCGGGGCAGTAAAGGCACCATTCAGCGCGTGTTAAAGCTGATCCAGCCGTACCGCGGTTTGGTGCTGTTCACCCTGCTGCTTGCCGCCGTTACCGTTCTTACCACGCTGTACGCCCCCATTCTTTCGGGCCGCGGCGTGGACCTGATTGTGGGCCAGGGCAATGTCAACTTCCCTGCCCTGGGCAAGATTGCCATCCAGTTTGGCGTTACCGTGTGTGTCACTTCCATCTGCCAGTGGCTGATGAACATGGTGAACAACCGCATCACCTTCCAGGTGGTGCGCGACATCCGCGTGCAGGCGTTCCAGCACATGGAGATTTTACCCCTGAGCTATATGGATGCCCACAAGCCCGGCGACGCCATCAGCCGCATCAACACCGATGTGGAGCAGTTCAGTGACGGCCTGTTGATGGGCTTTACCCAGCTGTTCACCGGCATTCTGACCATTGTGGGCACTTTGGGCTTTATGCTTTCCATTGACTGGCGCATTACCCTGATCGTTGTGGTTCTCACCCCGCTTTCCATCTTTGTGGCAAAGTTCATTGCGGAGCATACCTATGATATGTTCCGCGTACAGAGCGAGACCCGCGCCGAGCTGACCGGTCTGGTGGACGAGCTGATCGGCAACGAGCATCTTGTCCGCGCCTTCGGTTACGAAAGCCGCGCCGAGGATCGCTTTGACAAGATCAACGCCGATCTGCAGATCTGCGGCGTAAAGGCCACCTTCTTTTCCTCCATCACCAACCCTGCCACCCGCTTTGTCAACGCACTGGTGTATGCGGCGGTCGGCGTGGTGGGCGCGCTGGTTGCCATTGGCGGCGGCATTACGGTCGGCGAGCTTTCGGTTCTGCTGAACTATGCCAACCAATACACCAAGCCGTTCAATGATATTTCCGGCGTTATGACCGAGCTGCAGAACGCCCTGGCCTGTGCGCAGCGTGTGTTCGACTTTATTGACGAAGCCCCCATCCTGCCCGATGCCCCCGATGCCGTTACCCTGCCCCACGGTGCAGGCAGTGTGGAGTTTGAGCATGTCAAGTTCCGCTATGTGCCGGATGTGCCCTTGATTGAAGACATGAACCTGCGCGTTCAGCCCGGCCAGCGCATTGCCCTGGTCGGCCCCACCGGCTGCGGCAAAACCACCCTGGTCAACCTGCTGATGCGCTTTTACGAGATCAACGGCGGCACCCTGAAGGTGGACGGCCACCCCATTGACACCGTAACGCGGGATTCGCTGCGCGGCAACCTGGGTATGGTCTTGCAGGAAACCTGGCTGAAAGCCGGTACTGTGGCAGATAACATTGCTTACGGCAAGCCGGACGCCACCCGCGAGGAGATCATCGACGCCGCCAAGCGTGCCCGCGCCCACAGCTTTATCTGCCGCCTGCCCCAGGGCTATGATACCGTAATTGCCGAGGACGGCGGCAACATCAGCCAGGGCCAGAAGCAGCTGCTTTGCATTGCCCGTGTTATGCTGCGCAAGCCGCCCATCCTGATTCTGGACGAAGCAACCTCCAGCATTGATACCCGTACCGAAGTGCTGGTTCAGGATGCCTTTGAGGAACTGATGAAAGGCCGCACCAGCTTTATTGTGGCGCACCGCCTTTCCACCATCAAAAACGCCGATCAGATCCTTGTGATGAAAGCCGGCAACATTATTGAGCGCGGCACCCACGAGGAGCTGCTGGCCAGGGGCGGCTTTTACGCCAACCTGTATGCAAGCCAGTTTACCAAGGCGTAACGCCTGCCCCGCTGCATAACCCCAACTAAGGCAACACCGCACAATTCCCGCCTTACGGCTTAAGCACCGCTCCGGCGGCTGCGGCACGGCATCTGCGTTGCCAAAA